GTATCGGCAGCAGTGGTTATGACGCTTGTATCGGCAGCAGTGGTTATGGCGCTGTAATAATGTGTGCAGGCAACAACAGCAAAGTTAAAGCCAAAAAAGGCAGTTGGATAACTCTTGCGGAATGGTGTTTCATAGATGATAAATGGACGCCTGTATGCGTCAAGACGGAACAGGTAGACGGCAAAAGAATAAAAGAGGACACTTTTTATCAGCTTAAAGGCGGTGAGTTCGTGGAATGCGAATAACCGATAAAAACATACTGCGAAGCGAAACGAACGCAAAGGAAGTTGTCCTGATGATAACTACTCCCGACAGGCAGGCGGCACAAGCCTTTATGGACTTAAAAGCTGAGGAAGTAGAGATAAAGCCGAAGAAGAAACGCCGCTCGCTCGACGCCAACGCATATATGTGGGTTTTATGTGACAAGATAGCCAAAGTAGCAGGAACGACTAAGGAAGCGGTCTATCTTGACACTATACGAGATGTGGGAGTATTTGATTATCTTATGGTATCAGACAAGGCGGTAGACGCATTTATTGATAAGTGGAAATCAAACGGTATCGGGTGGCACGCAGAAAAACACCACAAGGCAAAGGTGGACAACTGCACTGTAGTAATAGCCTACTATGGCAGCAGTACATACGATACAAAGCAGATGTCAAGGCTTGTAGATATGATAGTTCAAATAGCAAAGGAATTGAATATTGAAACAATGACACCTGCGGAATTAAAAAGATTAAAGGAGATGTGGAAATGATTTTAACACGCGGAAAACTTGAAACAATTTTAGCATTTGAAAAAATGAAAATTCACGCAGAATTAAAAGGTGAAAGTATATCAAGAGCATACAGGCTGCATACAGAAATAAACGAGCTTAAGGAAGAAATAGCTAGATTAAAGGAGGCAATTGAGAATGATAGAAAAACTGATTAACGACGAACTGCAGAATGCAAACAAAAAATTCCCGCCGTTTTCGTCTTGGCACGAAGCATATGCGGTAATACTTGAGGAAGTGGAAGAAGCAGATGAAGAAACCAACGTAATGTGTACTTTATATCTCGACAGACTATGGCAAGACATAAGGGCAAAAGCGTCAAGTGAAGCAGACAGATTTGAGGATATAGGCATAGTAAGAGGGCATGCAGTTAGAGCCATTGAGGAATTAATACAGGTAGCCGCTATGTGCGACAAGGCGGTAATGAGCTTAGGAGGGGAGGAAGCAGAATGAATGCAGTAACACTTATAGGCAGACTTACACGCGAGCCGGAAGTTCGCTATACGCAGGACGAAATGGCAATTGCAAGATTTTCTATCGCAGTAGACAGATTTGCAAAAGGCGAAAAAAAAGCGGATTTTATCAACATTCTTGTATTCGGCAAGTCAGCGGAAAACTGCGAAAAATACCTTGCTAAAGGCAGAAAGGTAGCCATAGAGGGCAGAATACAGACAGGAAGTTACACAAAAGATGACGGAACAAAGGTGTACACAACAGATGTTGTTGCAAACAGGGTAGAGTTTATAGAGTGGGGCGAAAAGAAAGAGGACGACACGCCGCCGGGATTTGAAGCACTGGAAGAGGACTTGCCATTCTAGGAGGTAAATATGCAAATCAAGAAAGGGAAATACATACTCAACAGCGACAAGAGCTGTTACTGGGTAAGCGAAATAAAGACCAGTAAGCAGGGGAAGGAGTACGAGGTAATTGTAAGCGGCTATCACCGCAAAATAGCAGACCTTGCAGACAGTTTTATAGAGGGCGCTGTGAGAGGTTCAGAAGCTGAGGACATAAAAACCCTTGTAAGCGAGATAAACAACGCTGTACAGGTCGCTCAAGACCTTGTAAGAGAGGTGCAGAATGAGAGGTAAAGCAGTAAGCGGCGAGGAATATATCAGACTGTGCGAAAAACACACAGCAAGTGAGATAGCGGAGATAATGGAAGTCAGCAAAGGGTTTGTATCAAAGCTACAGGCAAAGCACAAAGTCAAGCCGAAAAGAGAGTGCAGCGAGTGTCACAAACGGTTTGACCCAGTACGCAACGAAAAGATGTGCCCTGAGTGCCGAAAGACAAAGAAATATCCAAAATACGAGCCATACATAAAGCCGAAACCATACAGAAAGCCGAGAAAATCAAAAGCATTTCAGATTGAAGCAGAAATGCGAAAACAGGGCAAAAATTATGCCGACTGGCAGAAAGAAAGGACGATTGCAGAGTATGCAAGGGTGAAGATATGAGATACGAAGATGTGATGAAGCAGAAAAAGGGTTTTAGGATAGAGAGAGTTGATATGGCCAAGGGAGAACTGGTAATAGCAGTATCAGACGATTGGATAGACACTGTCTGCTCTGCTGTAAAAAAACAGATACCGCAGAAAGTAAAAGAGTATGAGGACAAATATTATAGTTGTCCCATTTGTGGCAATGTACTAATGCATAAATGGCTTAGATATCCTGACGAACTATACCCTAAAAGTGACGTATCACCCTATTGTTTATCGTGTGGTCAAAAATTAGATTGGAGTGATGATAATGACTAATTATGAACATTATAAGGAACAGATTGAACGAATAACAAGGCTAGGCAGAAGGGTTGCAATGAATGCGACTACGGGTGAAATAGTTTGTTGTGGGGACACTCACTGCAATGAATGTCTATTCCAAGGGTCAGAAGTTGCGAACTGCTCCCAAAAGGCTTTCGAATGGGCAGACGAGGAATATAAAGAACCTGAAATTGACTGGACTAAAGTGCCGATTGATACACCTGTGCTTGTATCTGATGACGGTGTGAATTGGGAACGCAGATATTTTGTAAGAAGGACCGCTGAGGCTATGTTCTATGTTTATAGCAATGGGGCGACAAGTTGGAGTACCGACAGCTGTGTAACGTGGTATAGGCATGCAAAATTAGCGGAGGTGGAAGAATGAAATTATTTACACTAACAAGTGACAAGTTACCTACAGAAAGTGGCTATTATGTGGTAATTACAGAAAACAATAAGATTGAAACATTCTCGTATAGCAGTAGATACAATATGTTTAACGCATACGATTCTAACAGCGAAGATGATGTGAATAAATTCGCAATAAGAGTTATAGCTTGGTGTAAAATAGAAGATTTTATGAAAGAAATAGGTTACGAGGTGGAATGATGAAATATAGAACAAAATTAGTAACAGTAGAAGCGTTTAAGTATGACGGAGACTTGATGGATAAAGACGGGAATTATTATGTTCCTCAGTGGGCAGTGGAAGCGTATAAAAATGGAACGCTGCTCTATGGTTGCGGAGTAGGCGGAGACGAGTTATTTATTGAGGCGACACCCGAAAGCGTTCATCGTGTCAGTGTGGGCGACTACATTGTCAGAAGTACAACAGGCAAGATTTATCCTTGCAAGCCTGACATATTTGAACAGACTTATGAGGAGGTGGAATGATGCGGTTAATAGATGCTGACAGATTAAAAGAAGTGTTGGATAGAAATTTCAGTCATACAGGTGGAGCAGAAGTGATACGTCAGATAATTGACAAACAACCAACTGCTTACGATATAGACAAAGTCGTGAAACAGTTAGATAAAGCAAGTGATTGTTACGAATGCAACGAACAGGGTAGAGAATATGTGCGAATGATAGATTTGACAGAAGCTGTAGAGATAGTGAGATGTGAGCAGGAATGGACATAAAAACTAACGTTTGTATGATAATCGGTTGCATCGCATCATCTTATTTAGACGATGACACAAAAGCAGAGCTTATAAATTTTATACAGGAGTTGGAAGAAAAAGCAGGTGAGCAGGAATGACATACGAAGAGACAATGAATAGTATAAAATGCGGAGATTGTTTAGAATTAATGAAAGAGATACCTGATAAAAGTATTGATTTGATTCTTTGTGACTTGCCATATGGTCAAACAGCTTGCAAATGGGATTCAGTTATTCCATTTGAATCATTATGGAAACAATACAAACGAATTATCAAGGATAATGGGGCAATTGTATTGTTTGGTTCAGAACCTTTTTCATCAGAACTAAGACATAGTAATCTACAAATGTATAAATATGATTGGATTTGGGAAAAGCCACAAGGAGTAAATTTTGCTCAGTTTAATCATATGCCTATGAGCGTTTATGAAACAATCAGCGTGTTTGGAAATTTTGGATTATCAAAAAACGCTAAAATCCAACCTATTTATAATCCACAAGGGGTCATAGAAATAAACAAACCCAAAAAAGCAAAAACATATTCAGAGCATAGACCAACATCAAATAATAAAGACCACATTCAAAAATTTTCAAATTATCCAAGACAGATTATTCAATTTAAAGCTGCAAGGGGATTCCACCCCACCCAGAAACCAGTAGCTTTACTCGAATACCTTATCCGCACTTACACCAATGAAGGTGACACAGTTTTAGATAATTGTATGGGTTCGGGTAGTACAGGGGTTGCTTGCATAAATGAAAACCGTAACTTTATCGGTTACGAACTTAATGAAGAGTATTTTAATATCGCACAGAATAGATTGAGAGAAGCGTGGAAAGAGCGAAAGGAGTGGAGTAATGAAATTAATAGAAACAAATGAATGGTGCATAAGCACCGATGGGGAGTATTTCTTTGATGCGTATGACAGCAAAGAGGAAGCTATAGAAAACCTAAGGGATAGTTATAACGATGGGTATATCGGCAAGTGCGTCGAAATAGAATTTGCCGAAGAAGATATAATACCTTATATCGAAATAGTTCATATATTAAGTGAGACACTATCTGATGAAGTAGGTGAAGCTTCAGAAGATTGGGAGTTCACTACTGAACAAGAGGAAGAAATCTCTCAAATAGTTGCAAAAGCTGTTATTGATTATATCAATAAGAACCATCTGCAACCACGCTGTTATAAAGTTATCGACATAGAATTTATTGAGGGAGAGGTGGAATATGATACCAAGAGCGAAGAAGCCTAAAAAGAAGTCTATTCACAAGCCGACCAAGACACCGTATGAATATGTAAAGGCAACAAATTTCCTTAACATATCTGCAATGGTAAGAACCCTTGCTACGGTCTACGATTGGGATAAGGAACAGATAGACGAGTTTATGGAATCCCACATGGCTCTGCTGCAGGAGATTTCAGACCATAGGACGAACATAAAGCAGTTTGTAAAGGACACAGAAGAGTTAACAAAAGTGAACATCAGAAAACTAATAGACAAGACTTGCGAGGTCATTGAAAGGAGCTGAAATGAGAAAAAGGGAACTAATACTAATAAACCCCTGCCCCAAATGCGGCGGTGAGCCTGAGAGAGTTGCAACGTGGTATGCAGATGGCAAAAACGGCTACACAAAGGAGGTCGTACGCTGTACAGTATGCGGCAAAAATGTCGCAAGAACAACTGGACAGGAAGCGGTCAAGGCGTGGAACAGATTGAAGTAAGGAGGGAAAAGAATGTATAAAGAAGTGCTTGAAAGATTCCGTGAAATGTACGAGCGAAACGAAGACTGCTGCTGTCCCGCAGAGTTTATCCCGATAGAAGAAGCCCTAAAAAAACAGATACCCCAAAAGCCGAAAGACCTAAGGTTGCCACGAGACGTCCATTTCTTCGCGATAGGCGACTGCCCTGTGTGCGGTCGCACTGTAGACAGCAACGAGCATTACTGTTTCAACTGCGGACAGCGGCTAGACTGGGAGGCGGACAAATGATTTACATCGGAATAGATCCGGGCAAGAATGGCGGCATTGCCGTCCTAACCCCCGAAATAGGCGGCGTGATAGCAGAAGCCTATAAGTACTCAGACGACAAGCTGATAGAGGTTATCAAGACAAGCGAGGGCAAGGCAAGGGCGTGCGTTGAGAGAGCGGCGGCAAGACCGCATCAGGGCGTTGTGAGTATGTTCAGCTTCGGGCAGTCCTACGGAGCAATAAAGGGCATTCTGCAGGCGCTAGACGTGCCGTATACCACAGTTACGCCGCAGAAGTGGAAGAAGTCCCTACAGGTCACAAAGGACAAGCTGACATCAATAGACAAGGCCAAAGAACTATACCCCGGAGTTAACCTACTGGCAAGCCCACGCTGCCACAAGGACCATGACGGTATGGCGGAAGCCCTGCTGATAGCCACTTATGGCTACTGGAGCGGCATATGACAGGCGAAAAGTGTATATCCTGCAATGACAGATTCCCCGGCTGTCAGGACCATTGCGAGTACGGGAGAGCAGCAAAGGCAGAGCGGCAGAAGAAAAAAGCACAGCAAGAGGATAAGCAGGAACGTGCCGCAAAGACTTATTACTTAGGCAAAAAATACAGGAGGTAGAAATGCTCGAATCCTATAGAAAAATCAACGTCGAAGAGTTCCTGAGGGATTACAGGGACAACTGCGCCAAGTTGGCAGAACTGAAAAGAGAAAAAGAGTACCTGCTAGGCGCTGCAGGCGTTGACACAACGAAAGAAACAGTTAAAGGCTCGCCAAGTTCGCCGACTGAGAACACCGCGGTTGCAAGGGAACGGATAGACCGCAAGATAGCAGCACTAGAGGAGTACTTCCGGGCGTTTAATGCGGCAATGGACTTTCTCGATGACACAGACCGGCAGATAGTTCAAGAGTTCTATGTCGCAAACAACCCGACAGCCCTATCAGCTACAATGCGGCTGCAGCGGCTGGGCTACAGCGACAGAGCTATCAGAGCGAAGCGAGAAAAGGCGATCAAGCGGTTGTACCACTTTTTCAATTAAATCGCTGTAAAACAAAAACAGCCCCCTTTACGGGGGCTTTGTGCTTATGGGGCAATGCAATAGGTTGTGTGCGCGTCTTTTCTGTCTATGCCTAGCGCTTCGGCTACATCGCCGTCAAGATCTTCCGCAAATCTGCAAGTAGCACAGCACCCCTTGCAGTCCTTGTGAGCCTCTTCAATTGTCGGGTGGCTCATTACGCGGCGCGCTTTGGCTTTCTCGTACTCAGAAACGCTCGCCTTGCGCACCGCTGTCGCAAAGGCTTCTAGCGCGACTTTGGCGGCTTCATGAGCCCTTACAACATCTGCGTTGTTGCAGTCCTCATGAACCATCTTATAATAAAGCTGACTTTCTACCGTTGCCAGCATGTCCCTTATCTCTTTATCTTTTTTCATTGCTTAGCTCCTTTCTTATACCTGAAAGTCATCGTGACTTTCTCTATATTCCCGCAGGGCTTTTTTGATTAAGCCCTGCTTATTGTTTGTTTTTGCTAACATATCTAGTATGTCAGCGTCCACATTATTATTTAATTTTATTGTCTGTGAGGTCGTGTTAGACCTGTTCCACGCCGCCTTTTGGGCGTTTCGCTTTTCCGGGGATACCATTACGCCAGTTCCTCCCGGTCCTCTGCACGAACTACGGCGTAAAAGTCGGGTTCATATATGCCTTCGTGCTTGTCGTTTTCCTCGTAGCGTTCTATCAGGGCAAGACCTGCCGAAACGCTTGGGACCTGTTCGATTAGGTCGCCTGTTTCTCTGTTGGCAACCCACAGCTCGGCAGACTTGAAGAAGAATTTTTCTGCGTCTGTATACTCTGTGGATACAAGGAATATCATATTGTATCCGTCCGCGTCGTCTAAGCCGTTATATACAGCTTCTGCGGCCTCTTCTGCTGACAGTACGCCCTTGACGTATTCAACTTCTTCGCCGCCTGTGAACGGCTCGTAACCGAATTCAACGCGGTATTCAGTCAGAGCGTCCCATATGGTATCTGTTGCAAGTTCCTCAAGCGTGAAGTCCTCTTCATCTGCTTCATATGCTGCCAACTGGTCGGCGCTGATCTCTATTTCGTCTATTCTGAACGATGGCGCTGCGTCGTTCAAGTAGCTGTCCTGGTCGGCGCTGCACATTGTGCGCCATTCCTTTGTAGCGTATGCTATAGCTTCCGCTTTGTCATTAAACAGTTTCTCGCTGAATCTTCCGCCTTTGTCTGTTCCCTCTAAAAATAAATATTTCTTCATTGTTCCGTTCTCCTTTCAGTTCTTACAGTATACCATTGCAAGTATACCTTGTCTATTTCTTTATCAGCTTGATTATCTCGTCGTCCTCTATGGATTTTGTACCTTTATCATCAAAGACGATGTAGTAGCTGCCCTTATAGGTGCCCTCGGTTATCCACATATTGCCGTCAGATGTGGCGAATGCTGTGTATTTTATGCCGTTTTCTCTGTAGTGGTTGATTGCCTTGCCCTGCATACAGTCCATATGTCCTACAGGTACGCCAGTTGTGATTGATAGCGCCAGTACGGCGGCGAGTAGTTTTTTAATCATTTCTTTTTACCTCCATTGCTTAGCCTGTTTCGCTCTTGCTCATCAGTGCCGGACTTTTACCGGCAGACAGGGGCGGGAGTTTATCGCTCCCATTGGGATTTTTTTATATCCTCGATATATTCATATCCCGGATACTGTTTGCGCATATCCCGAAAGGCTTTTATTGCCTTGTGGCGCTCCTTGCCCTCGTAACGGTTGCTTTGCAGCCTTTGCGCTGTTCCGTCCTCGTACACCTTTTCGGTATACAGGAAGTATGCTATATTGTCGCGGCGTTCCCGCTTGAGGGTTACCCGTATATGAGATTGCATTGTTTCAAGCTGTGCGGCTCGTTTTGCAAGCTCCAAGCGGTACGCTTTCGCCTTCTCTATAACTTTTTCCGCCGCTACTATGTCTTGAGCTATCCAGTTGTCGTACAGCTTCAGGCGGTCCATTTCCGGTATACGCTCGGGCGGGTAAAAATTAAATCTGATCGTCTCTGTTCTTTCGTTGTACATCTTCACGCCTCCCGGCCGGGGCTTACGCCCCAAGCCTTAACTGTTCGCCCGCCTCAAACGAGGTGCTACCGTATACGTTCCGGATATAGTCCATTGACCTGCCGCCTTTACGACCTCTGCAAGTGTCCTCCGGATAGTGCCAGCTCCACAACTTCTTTTTACTGGACCATTTGCAGCCGAGCGCTTTCAGCTCGTCTTTGTGCGGCTTTGTGTCGCCGCCGATCCATAACCAACGGCCGCAGAGTTCAACGGATAACCCCATTCTTAACAGGGCGCTTATTATATTTTTGAAGTCGTCCGGCGCTTCTGTCGTTGGCTCTTTCGCAGTGTACGTTTCGCCCTCTTCCTTGTGGCTCGCATGTACGTCTTTGTATCTCTTGAATAACTCGTCGTACTCGGCGTTTATTTCTTTCATTTTCTCGTCGCTGCCGCCTGTAAGGTCGGAGTGATAGTTTTTAGCAAGTGCGAAATACTGTTTTTTCAGTTCCTCTATGCAAGTTATGTTTTTGAAGTTTCTCATTGTTTCAATCTCCTTTTCATTGCTTAGCTGTTGTTTTCGACGCCCTCCGCGTCTGTGATTACATCATAGCACCACCGCCCCGAATCTGTCAACACTTTTTTTAAAACTTTTTCAAACTTTTTTCAAAAAACCCCGCAAACCGTTGAAATTCCAACGAAAAAAATTTGAAAATGTGCCAACAGGAAGCCAAGCGGCGCGCATATAATGTATTATAATATATATAAATAAAAGTATTTCTTCTAAAACTGATTGTTTCATAGTTTAGTTTACTCCTTGAAAATTATTCGGACAACAGCGGGACAAAATCCTGCTGTTTTTCGTTATGCAGGAGGAAAGGGGGCACATATGGCAGTAATAGAAAGCACAGCAGAAGTAATAGATATACAGGATAACGCCCCTAAGGGCAAGGTAGACCGCCGCAAGGGCAGAGGCAGAGGCTTTGGGACCGGCGCAGGAAGCAAGAGGGCCTTCGAGAGCGGCCAACAGCTGATAGATGAACTCGAAAAGTACTGCGACTACCTCAAGAGTATTAACTATCAGGAGTACCCAACCAAGATGGGTTTTGCGGACTTCTGCGGTAAGAATAGATCCACTGTATGGAATGCTGTTAACAACTTTTACCCGGAAATAAAGAAACAATGGCAAGAGACTATAGAACAAGTACTAGTTAACGGCGTTAATGCAGGAGTATATCACGTTACTATGACTATATTCATACTTAAGAACTGGTGCGAATGGACGGATAAAAGGGAAACTGTCACGACTGAAAAAAAGCCCGCAATCGCTTCAAAACAGGAGCTTCGGGACGCTATACAGCAGTACTTGCAAGCACCAATAGAGGAAGACGACGGCCAGACAGAGTAAAGCATAAACATGCAACCAATTGTATAAAAGTATCAGAATATCCCGAGGAAATACCTCAAAATATGAATAAATAGCGTATATTCACTGCATAAAGCAGCATAACAGAATATGCATAGACACAGCATACACACCATAAAACAGCTAGAACCGTTGAAATACCAACGGTTACAAGCATTATGAGTATGCAACTATTCCGAAGATAAGGATTTTCGGAATAGTTTAAACATACATATGCCCTGAAGATTTTTTTTGAGGGTATACGGGGGACTGGGGGATACCGGGGTACCGGGTAGTGAATACCGGTATGGTCCGGAGAGTAAGTATCGAATCCGAAACGACCCCCTCGTCGAAATCTCCGCCCGTAGGTAGGGTACCTCACCCGTGCAACACAATTTCAAAACACCCCCTACCCCAAAATAGGTGGTATATGGCAGTGTAGCTCAAAGTAGAGCAGCTGATTTGTAATCAGCAGGCTAGCGGTTCAAATCCGCTCATTGCCTCCAGCAATCCATATAATTACCTCCGAAGCATTTCGGGAAAATCCTTTTAAGTCGTGGCAGGAGACTGAAAACCCTGCCTTTTAATATGAATGAAGAACAACTGTACCGAATGATACTGCAAAATGACTACGCAGAGTATGTGCAGTATACATCTAGGGGACAATGGAAAAAGACAAAATTTCATAGATACCTGTGCGAAGCAGTACAAAGCTTCATTGAAACCGATACGGGACATGCTGCTGACATATTTGTTTTATCTGTTCCTCCGCAGTCTGGAAAGAGCGTTACCATAACAGAGAGCTTAGTGTCGTGGTACTTAGGAAAGCACCCAAACCATTCCTGCATAATAGCCTCATACAATACAGACTTTGCAGAAAGGTTTGGCAGACGTAACAAAGAGAAGATAGAGCAGTACGGAGAGGCGATATTCGGCATAAGTGTCGGCGGTAAAAGCTCCAATCAGGAGTTTGAATTAGACGGAACAGCAGGCAGATGTATATCAAGAGGTATGCTGTCGGGTATTACAGGTAACTCCGGTCACTTAATCATCATAGACGACCCTTTAAAGACGCGAGAAGAAGCATATTCACAGACCATAAGGGACAAGATATGGGAGGAATGGAACTTCTCCATAAAATCAAGGTTTCAGGCAAGAACAAAAGTAGTCGTTATAATGACGCGCTGGCACGATGACGACTTGGCAGGGCGGATAATCAGAAATGAAAACAACGTCACTGTCTTAAACTTGCCCTTAGAAGCAGAAGCTGACGATCCGTTAGGGCGTAAAGTCGGAGAAGCGCTCTGCCCTGAAATTGGCAAAGACAACGCATGGGTAAAGGAATTCAAAGAGGGCTTCCTAAAGACCGAGGGCGGAACGATGGCATGGAATGCGCTTATGCAGGGACACCCCACATCAGAAGACGGCAACATGCTTAAAAGGGAGTGGTGGCAGTACTACGACGAACTGCCCGAATGCGGCGACTGGCTTATGAGCGTTGACGCAACCTTCAAAGACGGAGACGACAACGACTACGTCGCAATACAGGTATGGGGCAAACGAGACGCCAACATGTATCTTATCGACCGAGTTAAGAAGCACCTTGACTTTCCGTCCACATTAAGAGAGATAAGACGTCTGAGAGGGCTTTATCCGAAAGTAAAACAGGTACTGATAGAAGACAAGGCAAACGGTTCTGCCGCAATACAGGTTTTAAGACGTGAAATGCATGGCGTAATAGGAATCAATCCGCAGGGCGGTAAAGTTTCAAGAGTAAACGCAGTATCGGGCGCAATCGAAAGCGGCAACGTATGGCTTCCGAAAAACAAGGCGTGGTCGCATGAGTTTGTAGACGAGTGCGCGGCATTTCCTAACGGGGTGCACGATGACGAAGTAGACTGCTGCTCACAGGCTTTAACAAGATTTATGTATTATCGCGGCAAAGTGCCGGAGATGATAAAAAAGAAGAAGACGCTATCAGATGTATTCAATATGGGTACGAAAAGAAAGAGATTAGACGTAGGAGACAGAATCAATGTTATATAGCATATCAACGCTGTTACTTTGCATGGTAATGGCTTTTTTAGTTCCGTTAGTTGTCATAAAGGCATTTATAGCAGGCTTTAAGTTCCAAAAGGGAGAAGATATCCTTGTCCCTAAAAAAAAGGCTGTAAAGGTCACTGAAAGCGACCTAGAGCGCAAAAGAAAGATACTTGAAGCCAACATAGAAAAATATGACGGCACATCTACAGGACAGATAGAGGTTAAATAATGGAAACAACATCAATATGGGTTAAATACCAAAAAGGTAAAGATTTCATTAATAAGAAAGCACTCATACAGAACACGCAGAAGAACTGGAACTTTTATTTAGGCAACCAGTGGGAGGGGCTTGAAAGCGGCGGCGAGAAAATGCCGATGTTCAACTTCATCAAAGGCGTTGTAAAGTACAAAGTTGCTGTTATTTCGCAAAACAAAATGGCTGCAAGGTACATTGATCCCGAAAGCCGCCCCGAATACAAGGGAATCTGTGAAGCACTGAACAAAAACTTTGAAAAGCTGTGGGAAAACGGCAAATTTGACGTCAAATCGTGGAACACCGTTAAAGGCGCTGCTATAGTAGGCGACGCATATCTGTTTTGGGGCAATTCAGACGCTACAGACACACAGGTTTTGCCTAATGTAAACGTGCTTTTAGGTGACGAACAGCAGCCGGACCTGCAGAAACAGCCGTACATTCTGATAATTGAGCGTCTAAGAGTAGGCGAAATCAAGAGAATGGCAAAGGAAAACGGCTTGCCGCAGGAGAAAATAGACCTTATTGTACCGGACGAGGAAAAAGAGCTTGTCATAGGCGACAAAACAGAGGTTCAAAACCCCGATGACGAAAAATGCCTGTCAATTCTCTATATGGACAAAGACGAAAACGGCTATGTCAGAGTAGGCAGAGCAACAAAGACGGTAGAGTATGAGCCGGTAGAGCCTTTAACGAGAAAAAATCAGCGTGGAGAGGCTACAGGAGGCTTAAAGGCATACCCGATAGTAAGTTACATATGGGAAGACGCACCGAACTCAGCAAGAGGGCTTGGAGAAGTAGAACAGCTTATTCCAAACCAGCTTGAATTAAATAAAACACTTGCAAGACGTTCAATCACAGTCAAGCAGACAGCGTACCCGCGTATAGCGTATGACAGAAGTGTGATTGATAACGAAGAGGATATAAACAGAATAGGTGCTGCAATCGCGTTAAACGGCGGCGGCGCACAGTCTGTATCGCAGATGGTTTCATACTTAAACGCAACATCAATGTCAGCAGACGCACAGTATCTGTCAAACGACTTGCTTGAAATAACGAGAGACCTTGCCGGTGCAGGAGACGCAGCAACAGGCAATGTAGACCCTGAGAAAGCTTCCGGAGAAGCTATCAATGCAGTAAAAGACGCTGCACAAATGCCATTAAATGAACAGGTGGCAAAATACAGCCAGTTTGTAACAGACATTGCATATATAGCATTAAACTTATGGTTTGCATACAACAAGGATATTACTGTCTCATACGAAGACGACTTCGGGCAGCGACAGGAACTGCAAATAACGCAGGAAGATATAAACGCACTGCAGCCGAACATCAAGATAGACGTATCCTCAGACAGTCCTTGGAGCAAGCAGGCTGAACAGCAGGAGATAAAGGAACTGTTTATGCAGGGACACATCACCTTAGAGGAATATACAGAGCTTATGCCGGACAACTCATACATTCCAAAAGCGAAACTGAAAATCATTCTTGACAAGAGAAAAAATCAGATGATGAACCAAATGCCTATGGGACAGATACCTATAGAACAGATGGAACAAATGCCAATGGGACAGGCTACAGAACAGGAAGAACTCGATGACGAAGAAGAGGCGGCCGCAATAGATGAAATGGCACTGCAGATGATGAACACAGAGGAACTTGACGATGAAGAAGAAGCTGCAGCTATAGACGAGGGTGCAATGCAGATAATGCAGGGCGAGGGCGCTGTAGACGAAAACGGCGAACTGACAGATGAAGCATTAGACGAAGACGCACTTGTAGAAAGACTGCTTGCCGAAGCAGAAGCCGCAGAATGGCAGAATAGCCGTTCAGTCAATAAAGAACTTAAAGAAATCCTTGATAAATGCCTTGAAGAGGGGCTTATCGACAAGGAAGATTACGAAAAGGCTTTGCAGAACGGCTTATCGGAAGAAGAAATTGAATACCTAAAGAGTTTACTCAGTTAATAAAGGACCTTAACAGGTCCTTTTATTATACAAATTTTAAAAAGAAGGAGACGTAAAAAATGAGCGAATATCTCGACAACATAGGCGCAGAAGAGCAGGAAGTCGCCGAACCTGCAGAAGAAGTTGTCACAGGCGAAGAAGAGCAGGAGGTCGCCGAACCTGCAGATAAGAGTGATGCCGCATTTGCGGAAATGAGACGTGAAAACGAGCGGTTAAGACTTGAAATTGCACGCAAAGATAAAGCGTTAGGGTTTTACTTTGACGGAGACAACAAGGAAGTACAGGCAATAGCGCACGCTATGGGACAGGCTCCCGAAGATGTGCAGAAAGCACTTGATACTGACGCTGAGATTTCACAGTTAAGAGCAGACCTACAGAAGGAAAGGGCAGAGAGGGTAATGGAAAAAGACCTTGCCGAAATTCAGAAGATTGATCCTAACGTCAAATCGCTTGACGACTTAGGAGAAACTTACGCCAATTACATCAGAGCAGGCTTATCGGGAGTAGAGGCATACGCCGCCATAAAGGCAAAGGAAAACCTCAACACCGAAACGCCGCCTAAGACAATAGGCAACCTTTCAACAGAGCCTGCTAAAAAAGACTTTTTCACAAGTGAAGAAGTAGACAGAATGTCTCCTTCCGAACAACTTGCAAATCACGACGCCATTATGGCAAGTATGGCCAAATGGTAAAAAGAAAGGAATAAAAAATGAGCTTTAACAACTTCAAACCTCAGATATGGTCAAACGAGGTAATGACACAGCTTGAGAGAAAATGCGTTTTTGCAGGTCTTACAAACAGACAGTATGAGGGACAGGTAAAAAGCGCAGGCGACAGCGTAAGAATACTTGGCGTTGCAAGACCTACAATCTCACAGGCAAACGAAACAAACTTTACACTTGCAGATCCGGAAGAAGTACCAACTTCCGCTACAACTCTTAACATCAATCAGATTAGAACATTCAACTATATGGTTGGTGATATAGACCAGCAGCAGATGAAAGGCAATTTAAAGCCTGTATTATCCGGAGAGACCACAAATGCACTTGCAGAGGAAATCGACAGCTATATTGCAGGAATGGCACTCACAAAGGAAGCTAAGCTGATGAACGCTTCAGCACTTAAAATTGAAACTACAAACATCTTAACAGAGCTTGACAAGGCTTGGCAGTACCTTGTAGAGAACAATGTTCCTACATCTGAGACTATCAACGTAGTAATGTCGCCTAGGTTCTGGGTACTCTTAAAACAGAGAATCATCGACTTAGACACTGACAACTCTAAGTTAATCAAAACAGGACAGATGGCGAAATACTCAAACATGAACCTTATCATGTCAAATGCCGTTGCAACTACTAACAGTGGCGCTGTTGACAACATTATGGTTATGTCAGAAAAAGCGATTGCATATGTAAATCCGCTTACAAAGACAGAAGCCTACAGACCTGAAAAGAAAATGGCAGACGCTATTAAAGGCTTCACTCTGTTTGACGCAAAAATCGTTAGACCTAAAGAACTTATCGTAATGAACGTTAAGTATGCGTAGAAAGGAGATAGAAAATGGCTAATACAAACGTGACACCTGTAAAGGTAAAAGACGTAAACACTATTTCTCCAAAACTGATAGACAACGCTGTAGCAGCAACGACTGACAACTTCATTGTAGACGTTGCACAGTCAATGGACAAAAAGCTTGTATTCATTGCTGACAACTCAGCAAGCACATCTGCAGCCACAACAATCACAGTTAAGGCAGGAGCAAATGTGGCAGGCGTAAACGACCTTATTCTTTCCGTACCAAAAGGGGAAAAGGCATTTTTCCAGTTAGACAGCAACGCTTACATGAACGCAAGCGGCGTTAATAAAGGGAAAATCGTTATCGCAGTTAGTTCGGCAGACTGCAAACTGGCAGTAGCAGAGCTTCGATAGTTTAATGAGGGCAGTTTAATACTGCCCTCTTATTTTGTATAGGAGAAAGACCTATGACGTGGTTAGAATTAAAAAACATAATCAAAACGCTTGGTTTTGAGGAAAATTCAATATTGACAGAATATCAGGAAATAATCATAAACGCCTGCAATCTCTCAGTATCGACAATAAATGATATTGTAGTATCACGACTTCAAGGCTACTTCAAATCACAGGACAAGGATTGGGTTAAGCCGGAGATAACGCCGTTTACAGCGGAAACTCCCGACGCTTTTGAACTTGAGATGCCGAAACTGGTACATAAACTCGTACCGTACTTGGCGGCATATCATGTATGGCTTGACGATGACGAGCGAAAAGCAATCTACTACTACAATATGTATCAGGATATGAAAGATGAACTGGTAGGCGAATACACAAGAGCAATGAAAGCAACGATTGTTGGAGGGTATGACATATGAGCAAAATGAATGTTCCTGCCGCTCCCACACTTTATCATACATACTATAAGGAATTAAAAGGAGCTGACTTTTCAAGGGACAGAACAGAAGTTGACAGAAAGAGATCACCCGACCTTTTAAATATGATTTCTGATAACGGCGGAAACCCAATTAAAAGGCTAGGTTGGCGAAAAGTCGCAGACACATCAGGAGAGAAGATAGTAGACATATTCCATACAGGCGGCTCTTTTTATGTAATCACAGCGTCGCACCTGTTTAAGTTTAATGAATCGTGGGTAAAAGATGACACATTCACGATAACCCACACATCAACAAACCCAAAAGGCTTTGTGTTCGGCGGAAACATATACTTTTTCTTAGGCACAAAGATAATTTACATAGACACTTCAGACACATCACACACAATAGCAGACCTCACAGGTCAATATCATGCAGGCGAAGCAAAGATACCGAGAGTATCAATATCAAGAAGCCCTGCAGGAAAAGACGGTACATTACTGGAAGATGTCAATATGCTTACTCCTTGGCAGTGTAACACATTCTTAGGCGACAGTACATCAAAGGACTATATCTTATCGTCTAAGAAGATATTAAGCGGTGCAGAGTATATAAAGGTCTATGTAATGGATCCAAACGGCGAATTTCAGTTAAAGGCCTACGGCACAGACTACACACTTCCTACAGCTGTAGAAACAACAGGCAAGGGCGTAAACGGAGCAAGCTATACATTCAATGTGTGCGACGGAAAAATCACTTTTAAAGAAGCACATGCACCTGTAGTCACAGGACAGGATAATGTCAAAGTAGAGTTCATATCCTTTGACGAAAAAAACGGACTTTATAAAGACAGGAAAGGGATAACAAACCCATACGATGTTGTAACATACGGCTATTCAAAAGAGGATAGAGTATTCATCGTTTCATCGTCAGAGCGAAACAAGATATTCTACTCAGAGGTTGAAAGCGTGGCATACTTCCCTGACCTCAATTACCTCACTGTAGGTAATGTTACTGCTGACATAGTAGGCTTTGCACGAATGAGTTCATACCTTGCAGTAATCAAAGAGGAAGTTTCAACAGATTCAACAGTCTTTCTGATAAGCGGCACAACGGTAGAGAATCTGACAGCGTTTCAGTGTACGCCTGCAAAAGCAGGTGTCGGCGGAATTGCTCAAAAGTCCATTGCAATGCTAGGTGACGAGCCGCTGTTTTTATCTCAGACAGGAGTTTACGGCATATCCAACTACTATGTATCAAGTGAATATATAGTGCGAAACAGGTCATACCTGCTTGATAAGAAACTGTTAAAAGAGCCAAACCTTGATAAAGCAGTGGCGGTACAGTGGGACAGATACTATATTTTGTGCGTCAATTCACACTGTTATGTGCTAGACGGACGGAACAAGGCAAACGACAAGAACAACAACACAGACTTCTTTTATGAGGGTTATTACTGGGAAGATGTCCCTGCAGTATGCTTTGCCAATATCGGAAATGAGCTGTTCTTCGGCACATCTGACGGGCGTATATGCAAGTTCAACTCAGACGTACCAAACATCACAGCGTACTGCGACAACGGCACAGCAACAATAGGTGACGCAGGAGAAATACTGCTTACAGACGGCAAAGCAATTAAATGTGTTTGGTCTACTCCGCTTGATGATGACAACTATCCACAGTACTTTAAGACGCTAAATAAGAAAGGCACACTGCTTACTCTTATGCCTTATGACAGAACAAGTGTTAAGGTACGGATAATTAAAGACGGAATAGAAGCCGCAGCACTCGAAACGGAAACATTTGATATATTCAACTGGACCTTAATCGACTTCTCACGATTTACCTTTAACGGCAACACGACAGCACAAAACGACTACTTCAACAAGAAGATCAAGAAGTATGTCAGACTTCAGATAATACTTGAAAACGAGGGCATATATGAGCCTTTCGGAATACTCGGTATAACAAAGACCTACAGCGTAGGTAATTTCTCAAAGAACAGGAGATAGAAAATGGCGTTATTAAATGCAAAGATACTGGAAACAGAACGAAATGCTGTTTATGCCAAATCTGTACCCGGTGAAAGACTGACAGGAAATGTTCAGCAGAACAAAGATGTATTTGATAAGTTCCCACAGCTCATTATGGGTAAATATAATGACCTTGTCGACTTGCTTATATCTCTTAATCTTGACAACATAACAACAGACTTATCGGACAGATACACAAAGACAGAAGCAGACGCAAAAATAACAGAAGAAACAAACAGCCTTGTAGCGAATGTAACGATTGATACTAATACCGGCATTATTACCGTCACAAAGAAAGACGGAACATCTCAATCTGTAGATACTGCACTTGAGAAAGTCCCTGCAACATTTGAATTTGTAGAGGACATAGAAAACGATAAATACTACTTAAAGATAACAAATGTTGATGGGAGCACATCACAGACAGAAGTAACAAATCTGATGAACCAGTTTACATTTACTTCGGGTGATATTGTTGTATTCTCACAGAACACAAACGGCACGACAACGACAATTACAGCCTCAATTAAGGCAGGCTCTATTGGGTTTAACGAATTAAAAAGCGAAGTCAAGGCTTATATTGACACTAAGGCGGCTGATATTTCAGCAGACAAGGAAATAGTCCTTGCGGCTAAAACAGAGGTTCTCAATGCTTCTCAGAGCGTCACAGCCAACACTACAATAGTGCTTAACGCTAAAGATGACGCTACGGCACAGGCGAACAAAGCCAAATCATACGCTGTCGGTAATACAGGCACAAGAGAGGGCGAAGATACTGATAACGCACAGTACTATTCAAATCAGGCTAATTTAAGAGCCAATGACGCTCACAATTCGGCTGTAGCTGCAGAAGAAGCCAAAAACAAAGCACAGGAGATTGTAGGTGGCGACTTCCTTACCAAGACAGGTGACGGCAGCAATGTGACTGCGACCTTTACGGAAATGGCCTCAAGAATTAATATTGCAACAGGCGAAAAACTTTCTGTGCTTTTCGGCAAGATAAAAAAGTTCTTCTCTGACTTGAAAACAGTAGCATTTACAGGCAGTTATACTGACCTGAGCGATAAACCTGTAATACCTGAGAAGAACAAAGTATTAACTGGCTCACTTACTGTCGCAGGGTGGACTGCTGAAACAGGCGGTTTCAAGCAGACTTTAACCATATCGGGACTTGCTACAAGCGGATATACCTATACAGTTTATCCGAGCTCCGCACAGTATAAAGTATGGACAGAAGCAGGAATATATGCTGATGATGTTTCAACAGCCAATAGCATAACATTTCACTGCACCGAAAAGCCTACAGTTGCAGTATCAGTAAATATAAAGAAAGAGCAGGTGGGATAATGGGTAATGTAATCAATATGATAGGCGGCGGTGAAAATGTCAATGCTGAAGTCGCTACGCAAAAAACAGACATTGAACTACTTGCAAAACAGATAGCTTCTGTACAGTTGGATTTTAACAACACATATGTATGGGGTAAATATACAGCTTCTGGCGGTGATTTACTTGATTATGTGTACTCTACAGATAGTTCAGCATATCCCGATGGCGGTACAACTGGTGGTTACTACTATAAGATTGTAAGACCTGTATTGACTGGCATATCAATAACTACACAGCCTACGAAAACAACATATGCTGTAGGCGGTAGCTTTGACAGTACAGGTATGGTAGTTACAGCAACATATGATACAGGAAAAACTAAGGAAGTTACAGGTTTTACTTTCTCACCGCAAACATTCAGTTCGGCAGGAACTAAAACAGTAACAATATCCTATACAGAAAATGGTGTTACAAAGACTGCGACACTAAGCGTAACTGTAATACAGGTCGGTAATTTTGCTACATCAACTTGGGCAGAAATAAAAGCCGCAGTACAGGCAGGAATAAATGGTTTGGATTTATCTGAATATTGGTCTGTAGGTGATACAAAATCAGTAACATTAACCACAAATGAAGTAATAGAATTACAGATTGCAGGATTTAATCACGACACCTATTCAGACGGCGTAACTGCTCCAGTCACACTTGTGATGAAGAATTGTTTAAATACAGCATCTGCAATGAACAATTTCGATGATAACACAGGCGGCTATCCCGCAAGTGCAATGAAAACATATGTAGAAACAAACATCTACAACAAACTGCCTAGCGATTTGAAAGCCATAGTAGCACCTGTTAAAAAGAAATGCTATACAACATACAATCAAGCAAGCTCACTCAGCGAAGCAAACTATAATGTATGGCTACTGGCAGAAGCAGAAGTATTTGATAGTGCTTATTATACAGTAGGCAGTGGCGAGGGTACGAAGTATCCGATATTCACAGACGATGCAAGCAGAGTTAAAAAAACAGGCAATCTTGGCTACAACTGGTGGTTGCGTTCGGCTTATTCGAGCAATTCGAATCGCTTTGTTGACGTCCTTTCGAGTGGTACTGTCTTCTTCAACTATGCGTCGAGTGTTATGGGTGTAGTAGTCGGCTTATGTGTAAGATAAGGAGGTAATTATGAGCAATAAAAAAATACTACAAGGTCATAATAAAGCCTTAGAAAGTTTAGCTACTATAGCAGGAATACCGATAGAAGAAAAAATAAATCCTAAATTGTTTGGCTGTACTAAAATGGCTATTGATACATTTACAGTGCCGCAAGATACTGTAAATGTAACAGTTAATCACTCATTAGGAGAAAAACCTGTATGTGCGATTATTGTAACAGACGTTGTAAATGTGCCAAAGAATGCTGAAAAAAAATACCCGTTGCGATTGGCTATAGTATTCCCAATTATTACAAGCGGTGTTTATATTGTTTATACAGCTTTTCTTACTAAAGAATATTTAACGAATAATGAGGACTATGCAACTGCTCAAAAGTATCAAATAAAAGGAACTGTTTCAGCCTCTCAGTTGCAAATAATTGTTGATTCCTCTAATGGTTTTAAATATATTAAGGCAGGAACAGAATATACAATCATCACAATGGCATAGAAAGGAGTATCTATGTATTACAAACAAGTAGAAAACAATATAATACTGTCAATAGGCATTTTAGAAGTTGCTAATGACAACCTAACTGAAATAACAGAAACAGAATACAACAACCTCTTAGCCGTTATGAAAAAAGCACCGCAAGACGGAGCAGAATATGGCTATCACTTATCAGCAGAAACTTTGCAGTATGAGTTTTATGTCAAGCCAAGAGAAGAAGCTGTTGACTGGTATGTAGGTAAAATTCTGAATGAAGAAATGACTATTGATGATGTTCCCGAAACATACAAAGAAGAAGTAAAAGCTAAGTTACCTGTACCGCCAGAGCAGAAATATACTCTTGATGAAGCGGCTACAATCATTGCACAGGAGGTGAGTGCAGAATGAAACACGTAGATTTTGTAGCATTCTTGAAATCAGCGAGGCTTACAGTAGATGATGATACTGCTTTAATCGGTAGAGAGCTGTATCCTGTATGGTCTAGCGGAATATCAGTATCAGTAAATGACAGATACCAGTACAGCGACAAACTGTACAAGTGTGTACAGGCTCATACCACACAGGCAGACTGGACACCTGACAAAACCCCTGCACTATGGGTAGAGGTATCATTGGACGAGTTTCCTGAATGGAGACAGCCTGCAGGAGCACACGACGCTTATGCTAAAGGTGACAAGGTTAAACACAACGATAAGAAGTGGGAATCAACAGTAGACGCTAATGTGTGGGAGCCGGGTGTATATGGTTGGAGCGAGATTGTCGGATAATGTGACACACTGCCACACCCAAAAATGTTATACTTAAATCGGGAGGTAGTATTATGAGTAACGCAGAAAAATTCGGACAAATACTCAGAGAGGGTATGGCAGAGCAAGACAGAAAAGACGCATACAAAGTATTAGAGATGTTGTGGGAGTACGACAGGCTCCCGAAATGGAAAAAGATAATTCACAGAATAAAACGCAGGCTTAAGTAGTCTGCGTTTTAACTTGAAAGGACTTGTTATGGCGAAAAACAAAATAAAAAACGCGTTGGCAGGCACCATTAATACTGTGAGTGGTGGCAGCAAAGCCGCAGCCGCAGTAGCAGGAGCGAAAAATTCATTGATGAAAGCGGCAAACAACGCCAAAAACGCATATCAAGAAGCACAAGGCAGAGCGGCTTCGCAACAGGCACGATTGGCAGATGAACGAGAGCAGCAGCGACAGCAGGAAGAGCGAGAAAAGCAAATGCAGGAGTTTCTTAACAACTACGCACCATCTGTAGACTTTATGGGCGTCTACAACGACTATGCAAACAGAATGGGGAATATCCTGCAACAGCAGAAAGACGCACTAAGTCAGCAGACAACCTCAAAGGCAAGAAGTGCGTATGTCACCAACGAGCAGAGCAAAGCCGAGATACCAAGACTTTTATCAAACGCAGGGTTAAGTGGCGGAATTGCGGAAAAGGTAAGAGGAAACCAAGACACCTCATATCAGCAGAATATCGCAAACATACTGAGCGAGAACGCAACACAGGGAGCACAGCTTGAGAGAAACAACGCAAACCTTATCAGTGAAGCATACAAGGAAGCAATGAGCAATCAACAGGCGGTAGACAACGAGAGAGCACTTGCGGCACAGCAGTATGCAAACCAGTTAGCACTGCAGCAACAGCAGCAGGAATACGAAACAGAGCAGAGAAAACAGCAAAACCTTATGAATGAACTGCAAAATGCCGCATCTAACTACAAGAACGTCTTAGGGAAAAAAGATAAAATGGTTTCGTCAACAGCAAAACAGCTTTCAGCACTCAAGAAAGACCTTGCGGCAAGAGGTGCAGACGCGGCAACACTTGCGGCGGCTGATTCATACATCGTTGCGGCGGCTTCCGCACGATACGACCAAAAATACGGTGGTGTAAAAAATCCGTCAATGACGAAACAGGAATATTTGAACAAATACGCTTACGGCCGTATGTAGAAAGGACAAGCTATGAGCAGTAAAAAAAACGTGATACAAGACGCTTATAAATCAGGTCTATCGAACCTCTCAGGCAGTGGAGCGCTTAAAGGGTTAGGGCTTGCAAGTCTTGTAACAAAGGTTAAAAGTCCTACAGACTTAACAAAATACTTAATGACAGGGGCAAACCTGATTAATACGGCGGGCAAAGTGAGAAGTGCAATAGACAAGGCAAATAATGCAAGCAGTAAGACAAGCGACGCAGGGGTTATCAACCCTACTGAGATACCAACAACGGTTTACCCGACAGTCACACCAAGAGCCAACTACTCAGATATGTATAGCGCATATGAGCAAGCGATGAACGCAAGGGCAAACGCATACAACGCTATGAGCAACGCTGAGGCGAAGGATGTTGCAAGACAGTTACAGATTATCGGAAATCAGAATAAAAACGCTCTATATGGCACTCAAGGCGTGAGAGGGCAAGATGTTTCTGAAACCTCACTTCTGCAAAACGAAATGTCAACAGGAACAACTCAAAGCGGTGTAAGGTCTGCCTATGATACAGCTATGAGAGAAGTTGGAATGTCAAAAGACCAAAACCTTGCGGAAACAGACAGGCTAATGGGAAATCAGCAGGCCAACTACGAAAACCAAAGGCAAGAGCTTGCAAACCAGTACCTAAGAGATGTTGACGACTTCAAAAACTCTGTTGCGCACAACAAACGACTTGCAGAGGTAGACAACGAAACAGCCTTAAGGCAAATTCAAAAAGAGATGTTTGTAAACGATACATCGGAGATGAAAACCATAAAAGCATACAACAGAGCGATTAAACAGCTAAAAAAAGACGGAGATGCAACAAACGACTGGAAAATTAACTACCTAAGAGAAAAACGTGACGCATTACAGGTAGAAGTTGACAAACAGAAACTTGCAGCACAGAAAAACGCATACAGCAAAACTCTCACCAAGTACAAATCAACAGACCAAATCGACAGAGCTATTGCCAAGATACTGTCAGACGGAAACACAAGCAATGACTGGAAGCTGCCATATCTGAACAAATACCGCACAATCCTCAACAGGCAGGAAGTCGCAGCAAGGAAAGCGGCAAAAGCGGCTAAGAAAAGCAGGAGCAAAAGCAAAGGCGGCGGCGGTGGCACAGATGACGGCGGCGATAAAACAAACGGTGCAAACGCTATTGAAAACGCTGCAATCGAATTTGTTAATAATAATAAAGGTGTTACGGTCAACAGTGCAACAGTTGATTACTACCTTGCAACTACTGACTATAACCAAGCGCAAAAGGAAGCCTTTAAGGCTTATATGCAAAAACATGGTGCAGGATATACAAGACGGAGATAAGATAAATGGGTGTAAAATATGTAAACGGACAGGCGATTTATACCGTAGATAAAGGGACAAACCTAGACCACGAAGCCAAAATCGACATATCCAAGATTCAGAACTCTGAAAAAAGGACAAAAGCCTTAACAAAAGAATACAGCAAAGCAAGGAAGAAGTATAAGAAAAAGAAGAAGAAAGAAGCTAAACAGAAAGCCTCAAAGGAATCGGCGATCAAGAACAAGACAGGCATAACAGGCGGCGTTGCTCAAAAAGCTATGGACTACAGAAAGGAACACCCTTATAAGTCTAAACCCACAGCAGCTAAAAAGGCAAGGGCACACGCAAAGGCTATTCCAAACCAAAAACTGACTTCTAATGAGCAACTTCTTTTGCAGACACTGTCACGTACAGGCACGCCGAATGTAGTCAACGAAGGCTTAAAAAGTGCCGAAAAGACATTAAGAACGCCAAAAGCAAAGACAAATGAGTATAAAAACCTGAACAAGAGGGTAGCGAAGCAGGACGAGAAGTTTTTAAACTCCTCGCCTTTTGCTTATGGCTTTATGGCGGGAACTTCGCCTATTCCGTTAAAGGAAACACTCGAACTGCAGACAGGTCAGAAAATCGACACGTCCAAAGCAGAGAAGTCTGTCGGTTACAAGGCAGGCTATATGACAGGACTTGCCGCTGAATATGCGACTACTGGCGGAATAGCAAGAGACGCAGTACAGCAGAGCATAAAAACAGCCTTAAAGCAGGCGGGAAAGAAAGCGGGCAAAGAGGCTGTAAAGGACGTTGCCAAAGACGCAAGTAAACAGATAGCCAAGAACAGCACAAAACTTACCAAGATAGGTAAAAGAGTATTGCCGGGTATGGCGGCAGACACCATTACAGGCATACCTACAAATGCACTTGAAGCAGGCAAAGAGGCTTCCAAAGCACCTAAGGGCGAAAAGGGTAAGGAATTCGCAAAGTCACTGGCAGTAAATACAGCATTTGATGTCGGTATGGGTGCTGCGGGTGAGGTTATTCCTGCGGCAATCAAGTCTGCCAAAGCAGCGAAAGCAAGCAGGAGTTCGTACATTCCTGCAAACACAGTGCCTAAAGAAAGCAAAAAGGTTTATAAAGAGTATACAAAAGCAAATAATAAGCAGATTGCGGACTATGCTAAAAAAGTTGAAAACAAAAATCAAGGCAAACAAAAATTTGTAGAAGTAACCAGAGTAAACAAGCCTAACTCAGACAAAATAAATGAGTTGACCGGTGTTGATACTACAGGCTATACCATTAAGCTGAGAGGACAAACTTTGGAACAGCATATAACGCCAAGACACGGAGCAAATGGCAAAGCCGACAAATCAATGGCTGATATAAACGACTTATCAAGAATGGGATACATAATAGATAATGCAGACAGAATAGATTATGTGTACGATAAGAACGGACGGCCAAAGGTGAGTAGGGAGTATACCAATAAAGACAGTTCGAGAGCAAACTTGATAATGTTTGAGAAGAAAATTGACGGACATTATTATGTTGTGACTGCTGTGCCCGACACAAAAGACAAGTCCCTGCAGGTAGTTAGTTCATATATAAAAAAGGCGGGTCAGACAGGAAATGAAAAAAACCTTTCCCAGTACGTCCGAAACGCTTCTGAAACCACTACCTTTAGTGACAGTGTAGCACCGTTCGCAACAGATGTCAAGCCTTTAGATGAGAGGTTGTCAGTCGTTAGAGAAGCAAGGGAAGAAGTTCCGAAAGCCTCAGAAAACATATCGTATGAGAATATGACACAACCCGAAATCATCAAAAAGGCTGAACAGCGAAAGGTCCAACAGGTGGCAATGGACAAATCCGCACTGGAAAAAGACTTAGGTGCTGATATCAATAGAGTAAAAGACACAACGGAAGAAAACATCAAGGAATACGGACAGTTTGTTAAAGACGGCAAACGCACCAACGTGCCACAAGCAACAGCATACGGAGACACCACGCAGGGAGCTGTCAATATCAGAAACAGCAAAGAATTTGAGGAAGCCAAAGACGCTATCGACAAAGGCATAAACGAGGGGCTGTTTGCAAAGCACACAGAGACACAGAAAACAGCCTTATCGAGAGCAGATGAAACTATAGCCAAAGACGGACTGGACGTTGCAGCCGGGAAAGTGGCAGGTTATACCGAAAGCACAGCCAAAGTGAAAAAAGAGGTTTCTCAAGACCAAATTATGTTAGGCTACAAGGTAGCACAGAAATATCTTGACGAGGGCAATATTGAAAAAGCTGTTGATGTTTTATCTGATACAGCAATGCTTGAAAGTGAAGCCGGTAGAGCGCTGCAGGCGGCAAGGATATTTTCTTCACTGACACCTGCAGGCAAGGTTAAATCCGTAACAAAGGTTGCTGATAAGCTAAGCAAGGAAAAGAATGTTGACATAACACTCAATAAAGAACTTCTTGAAAAGTTGGCAAAGACTACAGACGCAGACGAAGCAGCAAGAATACAGAATGATATTGCCGTTGATATGTGGAACCAAGTACCGCCTACCATTATGGATAAAATCAATGCGTGGAGATACACAAGTATGTTATCATCGCCAAAAACACATATCCGTAACATGCTGGGCAATGCCATGTTTGTACCATTCAGAATAATATCAAACGGGCTGCAGGTGGGAATGGAAAAAGCCTTTGTAAAGGAAGCAAACAGAACAAGGGCGATATTAAACCCTGCAACAGACAAAAATCTTATCAAAATGGGAGCGGAGGACTACAAAAAAGTAGAATTCACTCTTAGAAACAATACAAAGTACATTGACACACGCAGACCTCAGGACGCAAGGGTATATAAACTTAAACCTTTAGAGAGTGCAAGAAAGTTCGTATCATGGTCTCTTGACGCAGAGGACGGATTGTTTATGAAGTACCACTACTCAAGAGCATATGCAAGGTATCTGAAAGCACAGAAAATCAAAGGAAAAGTTCCTGCAGAGGTGGCGGAAAAAGCAAGAGCCTTTGCTTCACAGGAAGCCTTAGAGGGAACATACAGAGACGCCAATGCATTATCTGATTTTCTCAACAATACAAGGAAGTCGTGGGCGAACGCAGACAACAAAGTGTTGGCAAAACTCAGCACAATGATGTTAGATACCACAGTACCTTTTGTAAAAACTCCTGCCAACATCTTAAAGCAAGGTGTGAGATATTCACCTTTAGGGCTTGCTGAAGGTCTTGTAAGAACAGGAATATATGGTGTTAAAAAGTCATTCAGAAGCCCTGAACAGGTAAGTAAGATTATCAAAGAAATATCAGAGGGACTTACAGGTACAGGAGTAACAGCCTTAGGAGCATATCTCGCTTATGAGGGACTGCTTAATACCTCAATGGATACGCAGAGCAAAAAAGGGCAGTACGACAAAATGTTAGGCGAGCAAGAATACTCAGTCAACATAGGCGACTATACATACACTGTAGACTGGACCATACCGGCGTCAATGCCAATGATGATAGGTGCAGAGATAGCTAAGTTTACACAGGAAAAAGGACTGTCATTTGTCGATACGCTTAACGCCATAAGTAACATTGCAGAGCCTTTATTAAATCTGTCAATGCTTAGTGGTATCGAAAACACATTCAATACAGCCTTTTCGCAGGAAAGTACATTTAAAGAGATTGCCAAAAACACAGCAGAAGGTTATGTGTCGCAATTCTTCCCAACATTACTTTCGCAAATAGCCAAAACAACAACAGAAACAAGGAAATCAACGACAGCCACCAACAAATCACTAGCCGAAAGAGATATGAAAAGGTATCTTAATCAGCTCACAAACAAGATTCCGTTTGCAAATGAAAACCTTGCTGATTACATCAATCTGTGGGGCGGCAAAGAAACAAAGCGCTCAAACTCGGACTATTTTGTAGCATTGTTACAGAATGTATTTTCTCCCGGCACTCTTAAAAAGAAAGAGACAACATCTGTTGATAGAGAGTTGCTATCTTTATATGACAGGCTAGATGACGATACTGCAAACACAATTATTCCGAAAAACACACCAAGCGGATATGGTGTAGCTTTTGCCGGCACAGAATATCAGATGTCAGAAAAGGATCTGCAAAAATATAAAGAGACGCGAGGCAGGCAATCATATGAAGAAGTTCACAAACTTATAAATACCAGCAAATATAGAAATATGAGCGACGAAGACAAGGCGAAAGCTATAAAAGAAATCTATAGCGACGCCGGGACATATGCAAAAGAAGAATTTTTGAGGTCGAAAGGCGTGTCTGACACAGATATCCAATTCAACAAATTGCGTAAAGAAACAAAAGCAAAGTTCAACAATATGCCGTCAAATGTGACAAAAGAAGCGTATGTTGCTGTAATGAGTTCAAAAGGCAAGGCTAAAGCAGACACAGACGGAAACAGACGCATACGACAGGTTGAAGCCGAGGCATATTTAGATACACTGCCATACTCAAACAGCGTTAAGGCAGAACTATGGCAAGCCTATAACGCAGGTTGGGCGGCAAGAAATAACCCTTACAGATAGGAGAAAGAAGATGTTAACAACAACTCAAATTATCACAATTATTGGATTTATCTTTGCTTCAAATGGCTTTTGGGCGTTTCTTACAAACCGAAGTCAGCGGAAAAAAGTAAATCTTGAGCAAATGCAGACGGATATTGCTGTTCAGAAAAAATCAAACAAGGCACTACTACACGACAGGCTCACAGATGTCTGCCTTTTGTGTATACGGCGGCAGTACGTATTCCCTGATGAACTCGACAACATAGAGTATATGTTTGAGCCATATGAGGAATTGGGCGGAAACGGAACTGTTAAAAAATTAGTTAAAGACGTTAGAAAACTCCCTGTAAGGGAGTAGAAAGGAGAACAAAATGTCTAAGAAATGGTTAAAAGCTGCTCTCGTGAGGGCTGTAAAAACGATTGCACAGACAGCAGTTGCAACAATAGGCACTTCAATGGTTATCTCAGAGGTTAACTGGGTAATGGTAGCAAGTGCGTCAGTGTTAGCAGGAGTAATTTCAATCTTAACTTCTGTTGCAGGACTGCCGGAAGTGGAGGAATAATATGCGAATCAATGTACATTGTGGGCATAACGCCGCAGGTAAAGTTGCCTGCGGTGCTGTGTCTATTCTAAACGAAAGCAGAGAGAACAGAAAAGTCGGGAAAGAAGTCATCAGACTTCTGAGAATTGATAATACTGTGTATGATTGTACGGTAGATAATGCGGAAGATGTGAACAAGAACCTACAGGAGATTGTAGCAAAATGCAATGCTCACGAAGTTGACCTTGATGTTTCAATTCACTTTAACAGCGGAGCGAAAAACAAGAAAGGCAACGGTAAGGTTACTGGCACAGAAGTATGGGTTACCGAAAACAAGGGCATAAAAAGAGTTGTCGGCGAAAACATATGCAACAATATGAAACGATTAGGCTTTACGAATCGTGGGATAAAGAAAACAAGCGGACTTTATGTCCTTAATCATACAAAGGCAAAAGCAATTCTTATAGAGGTATGCTTCGTTGACGACTTAGACGACGCAAGGCTGTACCGCAAGGTAGGTTACAAGGCTGTAGCAAGAGCCATTGCGGAGGGAATTGTCGGACACAAAATCGACGAAAGACCAAAGTATAAGGCGGTGAGGAATGTCAATATCAGAAAATCCCCTACAATCCACTCAGATAAGCTAGGAGCAATTAAAAAGGGCGAGACGATGAAAGGTATACCCGTAGAGAATAACTGGCTGAAAACGGACAGGGGATATCTAAGAATCAAAGGCCTTAAAACATACTTAAAGAGGGAGAAATAATGCTAGCAACAGATGTTTTAAAAAGGCTGAAAAGGCAAAACTTAATTCTGACTATTGCAGTATGCGTACTGCTGATTAAGAAAAGAGGCTAACCAAAATTGAGAAAGGTAGTAAAGGTATGCGAATTTATTGAGCCGGAACTGGACCAGTTCAGGGCAATATGTAATTTCGTAGGGCTTGAAAAAGAAGTATTTGAATTAAGAGCAAGAGGTTATTCGTTATATGAGATGTCAGATACACTTGATGTTGATTACGATACTGTCAAGAGAACAAGCCAAAAGGTCACACACAAAATCATAAAAGCAATTCCATACACTTAATACACTCTTAACACACACTAATCTGTACGTGATTGGTGTGTGTTTTTTTATTATGCTGTAAGCGAAAGGAGATAAAGATATGTACGGTTTTAATCCTTATACAATGCCACAAGCCCCTGTGGGCGTGGTAAACAGCAACAGAGGGGAATTAATCAGAGTAACAGGTTTTGACGGTGCTAAAGCCTATCAGATGCCCCCTAACAGCAGTGTAGCACTCTTTGACAGCAACGAGGATATATTCTACGTCAAGACTACTGACGGAGCAGGCTTTCCTACAATCAGAGCTTTTAAGTTTACTCCAATGGAAGCACAGCAGCCTGCAAGTGAATTTGTAACAAGAGATGAATTTGAGAGATTAAGGCAGGAGGTATTAAGTTATGGCAAGCAGTTTGTTCCAAACGAAGAAGCTCAGCAATCAGAGTAATATAATTTCACTGATAAAGGGCAATCCGGTGCAGGCGTTAACAGGAATCCTGCAGAAAAACCCACAGATGAAAAACACGCTAGATGCTATGGTAAAGGGGAAAGATCCGAAAGAGGTCTTTTATCAGAAGTGCAGCGAAATGGGATACGATCCGGAAGACATTTTAAAACTGATACGTTAGCCGAAAGGCTTTTGTAAATAAACTCAGAAAGGGGTATTGAGATGGACAACAACTTATCACTAGCAGACATTGCAGCAGTAAGCGGCAAAGAGGGAGCAAGCGGCGGCGGACTATGGATATTCGCTTTGCTTATACTTTTACTTATCGGAGCAGGCGGCGGCGGCTTCTTTGGTGGCAGTGCAGCGTCAAATGCAATGACACAGGCTGACTTATGTATGAACTCACAGTTCCAGAACTTAAATCAGAATGTGAACGATATCGGGCAGAGACAGTTCATGCAGGCCAACGAGCACACTAAGGACATTGCCACAGCTTCGGCAGCAATGCTCACAGGCTTTGACACAGTAGGCTCTAAGATTGATAACTGCTGCTGTGAGACAAACAGAAATATCGACAGCGTAAAGTTCGACATGGCAAACTATGTAGCCTCAATTAATGCTACGTCTACAGCCAACGCACAGAAAATCTTAGATAAAATGTGCGAAAATCAGATGTCTGCAATGCAGAATGAAATTCAGACACTGAGACTGCAGCAGGCAATGTGCGGCGTTCCGAAAATCAATCCTTACGGATATGGAATTGTGCCGACATTCAGTGGCTGCGGAAATCTGACAAACATCTAGTCGAGGGGATAAAAGAGGTCTTACGGACCTCTTTTGAGAAAGGAGAAAAAAATGAGCTGTAAATCGGGAATATACACAGCAAACACTACACAGGGTACAGCCGTTGCTAATGGCGGAATATTACCTTTAGGTAATATCATCAGACGATACGGACAGCATATCAACTTAGGCGGTAACGGTATCACTCTTACAGGTGGCGGATATTACGATGTAGACGCTACAGTGACAGTAACAGCTGCAGCGGCAGGTCCTGTGTCAGTGGCATTATATTTAAACGGCGTTGCTGTGCCGGGAGCGGTTGCTACAGTAACAGCGGCAGCAGATGGGATTGTAACACTTCCTGTTTCTGCACTGGTAAGGCTTAACGGCTGTAATGCAGAGGGAACTCTTACTCTTGTAGTCGGCGGACAGGCTGTAACCACATACAACACAGCAATGGTTGTAGAGAAGATATAAGGCGGTGATGTTATGGGCTTAAGAGACATTACGGATAAAATCTACGCCTTAGACGACAAAGAGAAAAAGGAAAAGGCTAACGACCTTTACTACAAGTCAGCGCAAATGCTTAAACATCATAACCCGCAGGCATATGAGCAGCTTGTCAGAGAAGCAGAAAATATCTTTTATGACATTGACGAAGAAAAGGCTGTACTGATAGTCAGGAAGATGATACCTTTCGGCGAACGGTGGACTTACGACACAATAAAACAATTTATCGCCACAAAAGGAATTACAGACAGGTGCATTGAATACTACTTAGCGATGAATATGGCATACAATGACTATTACGAAGTGGCTGCCAAATACGGCAATGACAATGAGGATTACTTCTTTGATATAGCTAAAGCATTTGTAGATGATAAAGACGCAGTGCCGAATAAGGTTGCAAAATACTTTATGCTGACATAAAGACAAAAACCACAGTTTTACCTGTGGTTTTGTCTTATAAGAAAGGTCACATAAAAGTACTAAAAAGGTACTAAAAAGTTATTTAAAACGCTTTTTTTCGCATATAATAGCCAAAATCAGCGTATTAAAAACGTTGAAATATCAATATTCATCAAAATCTATCAAATTCCAAGAGTTACTAGCTTACTAGCTCTATAGTGATATTATACTGTAAATTTCAACATTTTGCAAGATACAAGGTACTAAAAAGGTACTATTCTATCATAGAAACAAACTCTTCCTGTTTGTTCGGATAAAGATGGGAATATGTAGCAAGGGCTGTTCCCGGTGTGTCGCCAAGTCTTTCAGCGACAAGCAGTATATTACAGCCAAGCTCAATCATCATAGAAGCATGAGAATGTCTCAAGTCGTGCATTCTGATAATAGGCAAGTCCTGTTCTGCCAATGCACGTCTAAACTCATTTCTTAGTGGTGTTCTATTGGCTTTGAACAGCGTGTCAGACGGCGTCAAGCCATACCTTGCATTTATATAGTCCCTAAGTTCATCAACAAGGAAGCCGGGAATAATAACCTTGCGTATGGAATTAGGTGTTTTTGGCTTTGTAACTACTTTCCTTTGGGATATGTTTTTGTTTATGTTAATGCTTTTGTTCTCTAAATCTATGTCTGCTAGCGTCAGGGCGAGACATTCCCCTAGACGCATGCCGGTATAAAACAGGGTATCAAACACAGCTTTGTATGTAAGGTTGGAGAATTTAAGCTGTTCGTATTGTTCTCGTGTAAGTATTGTATAGTTGCGTTTTTCTTTTGGTACAATATGCTTTGCAGTTCTGACGGGGTTTTCCTGCAGACCGCAAAATGTGATCCCCCAGTTAATAATGCAGCTTAAAACTGCGGTTATATTTCTAATTGTGGTTGAAGCAAGCCCCTTTTCCTGCAGAGAGTACTGCCAGTTCTTAATCGCAAGTGGCGTCACTTCGGACGCAGAGCACTTAAAAAAACCGAGAATATGGTTGTCTGCCATAGATTTATGTTTAATGTATGTGCTTTCTTTTACCCTTGCTTTTAAGTCCACAAGATACTTGTTAACAAGAGTGTCAAAGCTAATATCGTTGTTGACAGCAGCGTGATTTTCAATAAAATCTCTTTCCCACGCAAGAGCTTCTTTTCTCAAATCAAAGCCCGACTTCTTCTTCTGCTTTCTTTCTCCTGAATAGTCTTTGTAGTAGAACTTGCAGTACCATTTCCCGTTTTTGTCTTTATATGCAGGCATAGTACACCTCCTTTTTACTGTATTACACTTTCAATTTTGGCATATATCTCAGTGTCGGAATACTTGTCCATTATTTTTTGCCAGTCATCACGATCAATAAAAACAAACTCCTCACTCAATTCGGCTCCAACACAATCTTGGCAGAGCAAATCATCTGCTTCGTAGTTTAGCGGATATTCGCCACCATCAGTGTAAACCTCAATGTCAATGCCACACTGAGGACATATAACATAAGCTTCTTTCGGAATTTGTGTACAAGAACATGTGAATATTAAAATCAAAACAAGCGTTAAGGTTAAAATTATTTTCTTCATTCTCAAACTCCTTTACCAACACACGCTGCAAGCGTCATATCCTGCGCTTTCAGCTTCGTAAGAACTTTCATAATACGATAAATCGTCTTTTCCCGACACATACTGGCACCATATATGATGATATTTTGAGCCTGTACGTGTAACGTAAGCATAATTTTCTTCCGAAACAGCGTCATTGTCATAACTGTAATCAGAGTTGCTTCGCAATTCCTGTTCGATTTCATCACGCAGCTGTTTGCTTATACATTGTCTGCAAGTTGTTGTGTATGTACCCTCAGTACTATTGTAATACAGATATATATTACGACCACAAGTGCTACAAATAGCGTATGTATCATCTTTATCTGTAACTTTGTACAGAAAGTAACCATTTAGAACTAACGATACGATAAGTGCAACAGTCAAGAATATCAAAGCAAATTTATTATTCGTTTTCTTTTCTTCGTTCATTTCATCACCTATACATAATTATTATCCTATCCCTAAATCTGTCATACTCCAATTTTGCGTAATCATTCCCCCGAATAAAAATATAAGTATAGCTTCCCGGGCGTGAATAATCAAATCCCAGTACAACCATACTTTCCACATAAGTCCTTATAATTTCAGTAACGGGCAATCCGTCACAGTTCTTTGAAATCTTAATACTGTCATAAGTAATCTTACTGTATTCAGCCTTACGTCTGACAGCAGCAGGCGAAGTATTTGTAAACTCGCCAAAATTAATAATTCCGGTTTTCCCATAGCGTGCTAACTGATGTATACATTCGTCATTGCAAGGCAATATGGTGCTCTCTGCATACGCAGTACACCTCTGTGACATTCCCACAATAATAAATGCACTTGTAGTGAGCATTACCGTCACAACGATACAGGACAGTATGCTTTTTAATTTTATCTTCACAGCGTAGCCTTTCTCGCTCTTATGCGTCTTGACAGGTATCAGCAATACTTATTGTATGCTGTAGACTGTCAGCTAAAATCTTTTTACTTAAAGCACTTAACTGTTTTCCTGCAAAGGTAACATCGGAACTATCTTTTATCAGCATAACCAGTCTATATATTTCTGTTTTTAAGTCGATAGGTTCTGTATGTTCTTCATCAGGATCAATACCTTTAAGTATGTAGGATATAGGTTTCCCAAAATATGCACTCAGCTTGTTTAGGGCAGGAACAGACGGTACTGTTTGTTGCCATTTGTATGCGTTACCTCTAGGGAAGCCTATATCTCTTTCCATTTGAGCAACAGTTACTCCTTTTTCTTTGCATAATAATTTAACTCTGCTGTATACTGTTTCGCCCACGACAAAAACCTCCTTTCTTTAAAAAATAATATTTTTGTGCGTAAAACTATTGACAGACGTATCGACATGCGTTAGTATATAAACATAGCGTAAACGTATCGAGATACGAATTGAATACTAAAAACATATCTGTATGTGATAAATGCGTCTGTTTTGGTATATATAGTTGTTCTGCTTATCACTAATGTATACCCAATTACGTAAAATGTCAATATAAATTCGTATTTATTTACGCTTAAATAATACGGAAAGGAGTTGGAGAGAAGTTTGAAAACGGAAAATATTATTAATAATATTGAAGAAGTGGCAAAACGCAAAGGTTTATCCATTGCGGCACTCGAAAGAAAAGCAGGACTTGCTAGAGGTCATTTCTACAAGCTGAAAAGCACAGCAATGCAGCTTGAAACTCTTGCAAGAATAGCAGACGCACTGGACGTTTCTGTTTCCTACCTGCTTAGAGAAAGAAAGGAGTAGAAATGCTAAAGAAAACAGGGTTTTACACCGTCAAAGACGTGATGAACATCTTAGGCGTAAAAGAGGCTAAAGCCTATCGTGAAATCCGAAAACTGAATGAAGAACTAGCTGCAGAGGGATATATCACTGTAGCGGGGAAAATACCCGTAAAGAGGTTTAACGAGAGGTTTTATCAATGAAATTAAAAAGTATAGGTAAGACGGGGGCAATACCCGTAATAGCATTTCTGCTGCTTATAAGCTGTACACCTACCAGTGAAGTAGTAGACGCACAGGAAATGCCAAAAAATGAAACGACCGCCCCGGCTGTCGAAGTACAAAAATGGCAGCCTTGGGCGGAGGTTCCGCTAAGCAATGAAATGCAGGAGTATATTCACACGCTTTGTGAAGAACATAATCTTGCATACTCATTCATTATAGCATTAATCGAAACCGAAAGCAACTTCGATTCTAACATTATTTCAGCAACAGATGATTATGGCTTAATGCAGATTAACGCCTGTAATCACAGAGAAGATTTTGATTACTTAGACCCATACGACAATGTAACTATGGGAATCGAAATGCTGTCAGATTTAGCGGAAAAATACTCCGATGTTGAAAGCGTTTTAATGGCTTACAATCTCGGAGAAGCAGGAGCTGTAAACCTTTGGAATCAGGGCATTTACAGCACTGATTACACAAAAAAGGTACTGGATAAAAAACTGCAATATGAGAAAGAACACGGAGGTAATTTATGATATTCGGAGAGAAAAAAGAAACTGAAACTGTAAACGATATTAAAAAGAGAAAAATGATTGCTGAACTGCTTGACCTGAGAGCAATTTCGCTAGATGTCAAGTTAACCTTAGATGGCGTTAATGTTGAGTGCAAGGTTAACAAGATTGCCAAAAGTTTGCTGTTAGACATTTCCGACATGTCGGAAGAAGATTTTGAAAGTATAACCGACATTATGAGAAAAACAGGACAAGAAATTGGCACAGTATTGGAGAAGTACGTAAATGAGAGTAAGAAGAAAGACAAGAAATAGCCAGTTACTGCTTGATTCGGGTAAATGCGACAAGCCGATGAAGCGGAGCAAGGAAGCTGCAGGTTGGGAATGTAAAGGAAACTGTCAGAACTGCTTCTGCTTCATAGTCAAGACGACAACAGGAGATTGGGAGCATATATCCCCAGTGAACGAGAGGTAATAATATGGCAGAAAGAAGAATGTTTGCAAAAACGATAATAGACAGTGACGCCTTTATAGATATGCCGCTGTCAGCACAAGCTTTATATCTTCACCTGAGTATGAGAGCTGACGATGACGGATTTGTTAACAACCCAAAAAGAATACAGCGAATGATAGGTGCAGCAGACGACGATATGAAGTTGCTAGTTGCAAAATCATTCCTCATACCGTTTGAAAACGGGATAGTAGTTATCAAGCACTGGAAGGTGCACAACTACATTAGGAGTGACAGGTACACTCCGACAGTTTACCAAGAAGAAAAAAACCTGCTAACCGTTGAAAAAAGCCGAGTGTATACCGTTGGTATACCAAGTGGCATACCAAATGGATACCAAATGGATACCCAGTATAGGTTAGGTAAGGATAGGTTAGGTAAGGATAGGTTAGGTAAGGATAGGTTAGTAGAGAGTATAGCCGCAGACGACACGCCGCCTGCTCCCTCTCCCGCAAAAACAAAGCATAAGTATGGCGAGTACAACAATGTCAGATTGACCGACGATGAAATAAACAAGCTGAATGAGGAATTAGGCGCACATATGACTACAGCCTGTATCACTTTCCTAGATGAATACATCGAGATGAAAGGCTATAAAGCCAAGTCACACTACCTAGCGATTAAAAAATGGGTTGTAAGCGCTGTAAAGGAACGGCAGCCAAAAGAACAGGACAGGCTTGCTTGGTTAGACGAAATAGATTGGAGTGGTGCAGATGACAATTGACGAATTTAGAATACTGACAAAAGCTATGAAAGCCGTATACACATCGCCAACCTTTCTACCGGACGCATATGCGGTAAAGCTGTGGTATCAAATGCTCAAAGATATACCATACGATCAAGCCACAGCGGCGATACATGAATATATGCTAACCAACAAGTTCCCGCCTACCATAGCAGACATAAGAGAAATGGCAACAGTAAGCGAGGTACAGGACTGGGGGACAGGTTGGCAGAAAACCCTTAGCGTAATCCGAAAGTACGGGTGGTGCAGACAGAAAGAAGCGCTTGAAGAACTTGACGAGCTTACAAGGCAGACAGTACAGCGGCTTGGCTATATGGAGCTGTGCACATCAGAAAACCTAATGGCAGACAGGGGTAACTTTCGAATGATTTATGAGGAGCTGTCAGCAAAAGAAAAGAAAAGGGAGAAACTGCCCGAAAAACTAAGAAAGGAGCTAAGCAATGAAAGCAGAGGTATTACTGGACCTGCTAAGCGGCAAGCCAGTGACAAGGAGAGAGATTAGACAGCAGACAGGCTACCCCGACAGAGAGATCAGACAGGCTGTAAGAGATTTACGGCTCAGCGGAGTAAGGGTAGTTACAGCAGAGAACGGCGTTTACTACATAGCGAGAAGTGAAGAAGAATATATACCGTTTCGCAATGCAATGATATCAAGAGTTGTGAAAATCATGGAAGTAGTTAACGCAATGGACAGAAATTTGAACGGGCAGGTGATATTGGAATGTACTGGTGTGAAGAATGTGGAGCAGTAGAAAAACCGCAGTTCGTGTATGACAGTACCGGAATGTACGAGGTTTGCCCGAACTGCAAAGGTGAATTGACACACGCCGACAGGTGTGGCTGTGGGAACTGGATGGATCCGACAGAGTTCATATGCGAGGATTGCAAAAAATTTATATCAAACATAGGCTTAACACTGCAGGACGAGTTCGACAAACAGACAGGCAGAGAGGTAAGTGAGGAACATTTAAAGGAGTTGATGGAGAAATGGATAAACTCATAAAAATACAAAGTGAGCTGAAAGCGCCGAAAGGGCAGTATAACAGCTTCGGGAAATACAAATACAGGAGTGCAGAGGATATTCTTGAAGCGGTAAAGCCGCTATGCGTAAAGCACAATGTACTGCTGACACTGACAGACAGCATAGTGCTGATAGGCGAAAGGTACTACGTCAAGGCAACAGCAAGGGTATCAGACGGAACAAATGTTGTAGAGGTTACGGCACTGGCTAGAGAGGACCTTGACAAAAAAGGTATGGACGGCTCGCAGATAACAGGCACAGCGTCATCGTACGCTAGAAAATACGCCCTTAACGGACTGTTCTGTATTGACGACACGAAAGACGCTGACACAGACGAGTACGCAGCTAAGACGCAGGGCAAGAAAGACCCTGACGCCAAGAAAGACGCAGAGAAGAAAAAAGAGCTTGAAACCACAGCGATAAGCGCAGCCGAAGCCAAAACCTTAAAGGGACTAATCGAGATGACCGGCACAGACGAGAAGAAGCTGCTGAAATCATACAAGGCGGCAACCATAGAAGCACTTTCAAAGGCACAGTGGGCGCAGGCGGTTAAGAGTTTAAGCGAGAGAAAAGAAAAACAGACAAGCGAAGTGCAAGACGCACTTTTCGGATAAGGAGTTAAGCAATGGAATTAAAAATCAAGGAGAACACATACACACCGATAGTGATAGAAAATTTTGAAGAAATCAAATCACTGGTACAGGAGAAAGCAGACCATTATGCGAATATGGTCTACACAGAAAATGATTTACCTCAGGCGAAGAAAGACAAGGCAATGCTGAATAAATTTATCAAGGCGATAGAGGACAGGCGAAAAGAAATTAAAAAAGCCTGTATGCAGCCGTATGAGAGCTTTGAAACTCAGATAAAAGAACTGGTTGCAATCTGTAATCAGCCTGTAAAGGCGATAGACGAATTTGTCAAAATGATTGACAGTCAGAACAAAGCAGAAAAGAGAGCGGAAATCGAAAAGCTGTACGAGGAGACAGACCACCCCGAATGGCTCACGCTTGAGCAGATATTCAACCCTAAATGGCTAAATCAGACTGTAAAGGTATCTTCAGTTGATGAAGAGATAAAATCGCGTCTCAAGGCCATTGAGAGCGATATAAAGACTATTGCAACATTAGAGTGTAGCTTTGAAGCACAGGAAGAATACAAGAGGTCACTAAGCCTTGCAGACGCAATAAGAGAGGGACAGCGAATTGCCGACATTCTGAATGCAAAAGAGGGCGAAGTAAAACCTAAGATTGACTGTTCAAACGAACAGAGAGAATGGATACAGAGAGAATGGATAGCGTTTAAGGTTTGTATCACTCCGACGGAAGCAAGAGAGCTGAAAGCGTGGTTGATTCAGAAAGGAATTGAGATACGTGCATAAGAGAGCGAAAGCCTGCGACATATCACAGGAAGTCAAAGTAAGGGTATGGGAGAGGGATAAAGGCTGCTGTATCATCTGCGGCAGTCCTTGGGCAATGCCAAACGCTCACTATATCCGCAGGTCGCAAGGTGGACTTGGGATTGAGCAGAACGTTGTCACGCTCTGCCCGGACTGCCATAACGAATTTGACAACGGAAGCGGCAAGTATTCACATGCGATTAAAAAAGCGGTCAGAGACTACTTACAAGGGCAGTACGACGACTGGAGTGAGGAAGATTTGATTTACGACAAGTGGAGGGATTTTGAAATATGAAAGGATATAAAGGATTTGAGCCGGGATTGGTTTGCAAAGGCAAGCAGTACGCGGAAAACACAGTTTTTAAAGAGGATAAGGCGGAACCTTGTGCAAGAGGCATGCATTTTTGTGAAGACCCGTTTGAAGTGTTGAATTATTACCCAATAATAGACAACAACGGCAATTTCAACGAATTTGCGGAGGTAGAAGCGTTAGATGAGCCTATAACCGATGACGGCAAGAAATTTGCAAGCACAAAATTGAAGATTGGGGCAAAGCTCAGCTTTAAAGGTTTCATTGAAATCTGTGTCGATTTTGCACTCAAAAAAACAAAACTTGATAGTGGTTATGACGCTTGTATCGGCAGCAGTGGTTATGACGCTCGTATCGGCAGCAGTGGTTATGGCGCTTGTATCGGCAGCAGTGGTTATGACGCTCGTATCGGCAGCAGTGGTTATGGCGCTTGTATCGGCAGCAGTGGTTATG